CATGTTGACATCGAGAACTATTCTGTCTATAATGAGATGATCAAGGCAGATCTGAATTCGTTCTCTGCCAAGCACGTTCTGGATTATTATATCCCTCTACAAAAAGAGGTAGAGGAACTGGTGAATGAAAAGACCGGCGATTTAGTTGAAGGTTATCGTCATATGCCAGTTGCTGAACGTCGTAGATATCTTACTCTGGTACAGAAGATTGTCGATGATACGAAGCGCTATCTGCTTTCTAAGAAGGCAAAGCGCGCTCCAGCAAAGCCGAAGGTAAAGACTGCTGATAAGCAGATTACCAAGATCGTCTATGCGAAGGATTCTGCTGAGTTTAAACTTACATCGATTAACCCCATGCAGATCATCGGTGCTAAGAGGTTGTTTACTTTCAACGTAAAAGAACGTATAATTACAGAGTACGTTACACGATCCTCAAAAGGATTCGAGATGAAGGGAACTACTCTGCAGCTCTTCGATGAGGAGCAATCCCGATCCATTCGTCTACGTAAGCCAGATGAGTCTCTGACGATCTTCCTTACGAAACCGAAGACATATATCCATAAGTATTGGGATACGCTTACTACGAAGGCAACTAAACCAACCGGACGTATCAACAAGGATACAATCATTTTAAGAGTAATGGATGCATGAATAACTTTTTAACTAAATCGGAATTTTCTAGGATCGTAGAGAAGCATGTGCTTGATCGAAAGATGAGCTATATGGAAGCAGCACTATGTGCTTGTGAAGATCATGGCATTGATCCAGAAGACATAAAGAAATTTGTATCTACTCCTATCCGTGACAAGATCGAAGGTGAAGCTATGAAGCTGAATTTGATCCCTAGAAGTAATGAGCTTTTCTTTTGATGAAAAAGTTCGTAGTCACAGGAACCCCTAGAAGTGGTACTACCTTTCTATGTGATTGTATAGCTAAACTTGATAATGTTTATATGAATGAGTCTAATCACTATGAGCCATTCATATATGGTAGCAACATCTTGGATGAAGCTAAATATCTCTACAATCTAGAAAAAAACTATCCGAACAAGATCGTGGGATTTAAAGCATTCCTTGGGGATTCTTTTTTCTTGCAAGATCATATGAAATCCTACGATCCTATTGTTATTATAAGACGGGATGTGAGTAAGGTTTTTCTGAGTCAATTGATCTTAGGGAAAAAGGGAGCTGATAAAAATTTCAGTAGTAAAAATAGAAAAGGTATTGAATCTGTAGAATTCAATCGCAGATCACTTCAGTTCAATGCTAAAACTCTTTTGAAATGGTACTACTATGGGGAATTGATTCCTGCAAAGGTTAAACTTTATTTCGAAGATATCTTAGAGGGAAAGACCTATCCGGAGCTTTATCAATATTTCGGAAATAAAATTGATTTGAATACGAATTACCAAGAGGCAGACCTTAGTGTCTATCACTCTGACTATGCCCCACTAATTAAATTCCTGAGAGATACTGCAATTTCTCTAGGACCGGAAAATTTTCCTGATTATATAAGGGAAAATCTGCATATATAGTATGTACTTCGGTACACATATATGGTATAATACACTGTTCATACAACGCAATATAAGGAACATAACATGTCTTTTGCAAATCTCAAGCGCAGCCGCAACTCTATCGACAAGCTCGTTCAAGCAGCTCAGTCCGCAGGCGGTGGCGAAAAATCCTCCTACAAAGATGATCGTCTCTGGAAGCCAACTGTCGATAAGATGGGTAATGGCTATGCGGTCATTCGTTTCCTTCCTGCAGCTGAAGGTCAAGATCTACCTTGGACTCGTTACTGGGATCACGGGTTCAAAGGCCCAACCGGTAAGTGGTACATCGAACGTTCTCTGACTACTCTTGGTCAGGAAGATCCCGTTGGTAAGCTCAACAGCAAACTCTGGAATATGTCTGATGACGATAAGTCAGAGACTCGTAAGCAAGCACGTGACCAGAAGCGTCGACTGCACTATGTTGCTAACGTTCTGGTTGTCTCAGATCCTGCTAACCCAGACAACGAAGGTAAAGTCTTCTTGTACGAGTTTGGTAAGAAGATCTTTGATAAGGTTATGGATGCCATGCAGCCTCAGTACGCTGATGAAACTCCTATGAACCCATTCGACTTCTGGGCTGGTGCTAACTTTAAGATCAAGATCCGTAAGGTCGATGGTTGGGTCAACTATGATAAGTCAGAGTTTGATTCCCCTAGCGAACTCTTCGATGGTGATGAAACTAAGCTTGAAGGCACCTACAACTCCCTTCACGATCTGAGTGAATACACCGATCCGAAGAACTTTAAGAGCTACGCAGAGCTTGAGCGTAAGATGAATGAGGTGCTTGGCACTGATAAGGTTCTTACACCTACTCAAGAGGTTCAGCTTGGTAATCAATCATCTTCACGTACTATGCGTGAAGCTCCTCCACAGAACATCGAAGAGATGGTTTCCGAAGAGGATGAAGATGATAGCCAAGAGGATGTTACGAGTTACTTTGCTCGTCTCGCAAACGGTTAAGGTAGAGCCTCGATATACTGAACATCCATTGAGCTTAGGCCGTCGCCTGCACCAATTTGATTGTTCTGTACAGTAGTGCTACCAGCATTATAGGTTGATCCGAATACTACATTATTAGAGGCAGCCCCAGTGGCTGTCTCTTTTTGTAGTTGCTCCATCTCTTTTCTTAACTCTTCGATTCTGGCGGTTGCTCTTTCTCGCCCGCCTTCTTCTCCAAAGTTGAAAACGTTCTCCCCTGCAATCGATCTTCTGATATCATCTTCGTTTCTAAGAATCTCTGCTTGTTTTTCTTCTATCTCAGATCTTCTTCTAGCAGCTTCGAGTTCAGGCCCAACAGCACCGATCGCCTTTAGTAGCCAATATCCACCAGGAAGAGCAGCAATCGTCTCTAGAGTAAATTTCTTTAATTCTTCAGCTGATGGGATAAGGTCCATAATCATAGACGGTATACTCTTGATCCAGTTCCATACTGGATCTACCATCTCGCCGATGTTTAGCTCTTTTAGATATTTCCCGACGTTCTCGAATCCTAACTTCTCCAGTATCCAACCAGGTAGATCTAGGAAGAGTAGATCGATAGCGTTTACAATACCTTCAATAACCCCTACTACACCACCCTCTAGACCTTCTAATAGTCTTTGGCCGAATCCTCTCTCATCGATCACATTACCGGCTTCATCTGTTTGAAGTTTAAATGCGTCGACAAATCCGGAAAAGAAATCTAATAAAGATAAGAATCCTTGAATAAGTGGCCCTCCAAGAATCCTCGTAACAAACCCGATGGGCTTTGTAATAAAACCAAACCAATCGGTTAATTTACTAAAGAATCCTAGGAGACCTGTCCCATCCTCTGCAACACCAAATGCCGCTTTAATTGGATCTAGGAATGGCTTTAGGTCGAGAGAAAATTCTACACTTTTAAACCATTCCGCTATACTACCAAAGAAAGTGCTTACCCTGTTAATAGCAGTGGTAACCCCTTCTGGAACTTTAATGTTATCGACAAACCCCGTACCAAGTGTTTCAATACTATTAAAATATGATCTTATACCCTCTAAGAATACAGTAACACCTGGTGGGAGAGTAATTTTAAAGTCAGAGATTAACCTTCCTGCATCATCAATGAATTCCATCATAGGTAAGCGTATTTTGTAATCAATAAAATCAGAAATGATCTTACCTGTATCATCGATGAACTGTATACGAGGTAAACTAAGTTGAATATCTGGTAGTCGTATATTCTTAAGTTCATCAGCAAATCTTATAAGATTACTAAATCCAGAACTTAAACCATCAAAGAATGACACAATAGGGCGAAGTAATACATCTGGACGTAGTGCTCTTAGATAAGCATCGAAATCGGATATCCAAGTGCCTAGAGCAAGCGCTATAGGGGTTAACATAGGTAAACCAAGAGAAGAGGTGTCTTCCTTGTTTTGTTGTATAGCAGAAGCTACTGCTGATCCACCCGTACTACGTCTGGACTCTCTTGAAGCCTCGAGTAAATCCCCAGCTTTAGATTTCTCAGTTTTAAAGTAATCCTTAAAAAGCTTTGATAAGTCGTCAACCGACTTTTTCGTATCCTCCTGGTTAGCATTACCTTCTCGGAGGGATTGTACTACGTCTTCTAAGGTTACCGTGGCCATTTACGACTACTTTCTTTGTTGTTCTTCTTTTTTCTTCTTTAAGTATTCGATCAATAATGTCACGTAAACTTCTCTCTCCCAAGGTATCATCTCGTTTATTTCCGTAAGGCTATAGTGATTATGTTCGACCAGTTGGAAATTCGTTTCATAATGATTTACTAAAGAATCATGAGAGAGACATATTAAAAAAAATCTTGAATACCTTCTAACGTATAATGATTTTCATGGTTACAGTGATTACAATGGAATCCTATATCATGCTTCATTCTCGGCATAGACTGGATAAAGGTCTTAATCTTATCGAACTGGGAAGTGGTAAGACTATCAAGAAATGTCTGAATCTCTTCCTTTGAATGTTCTGCAAAAGAGATTTGTTCTTCCTCAGTCATCACAGTGTCTAGGCACTTCATTACCATATTAAACGTTTGGCCTGTAATACCTTCGTCAGTATCAACATCCATTAGGGATTTATAGTTTGGCCATTTCAATTTCAAACTAATCTGATCGTTGATCTTTACTACAGGATTCACTTCAGGAACATCTACTTTTATACTATCAATCTCAATGGTCACATCATTCTGATGATTACATTCTTTACATTTTAAACCAACAGTAGACGTTTCCCCTACCGACTTAGACCGAATCTGGGTAAACATATATTCTACATCGAAGATTTTTAGTTTATCAAGATTAATCGGGTCTACTACACAAGCCCCAATCGTATCCACAATTGATTTAATTGCCTGTTTAGAATCCTTAGATTCAAGAGCTAACATTAATACTTTTTCTTCTTTTACTAGATAAGGTCTAAATCTTACCTTTTCCTTAGTAGAAGGTATAACCAAATCATACTTAGGGGTATCATTTAACTTAGGTAGTGCCATTTCAATCGTCCTTATAATTTAGAATATTTTATTCAAGAATTCTTCAGCTTTGTTCTCTAAAAAGCTTTCTAGCTTATATAGCGGATTTGCAGTAGATTCCCAATTTCTGTAGGAAAGTTGTACGGTTAATTCGATTACATCGTCGGTTCTAGCATTTCCTAGTTCAATCGCATTCATAGTAGTAGGGAATGCATTTTTTAATACACATTCATAAACAATCTGATTACCGCCTAAAAAGGATACGTCTAAACTTCCTTGAGCGAGGTTAATCGGTCCTAGATTCGGTAGCTTCTTCGCTATAAGACTTGGTATAAAAGGTATATTAATAGGGGTTTGGTATATCGGTAGATCGAAGCCTTTGGTCAGCTGCTGGATTCTTATATCAAAGGCATAGTCCTTTAAATATCCTACTTCCAGTGAAGACTGATTAATACAAAGATTCTGCCAGCGCTCGAAGTATGTTCGAATACCATAATCGTTTAAGAGTAAGAATGTAAGTGAAACATCATCATAGGCTTGGTCATAAGCAATCTTCTGATTAATTAGACCGATCTTTTTCTCCTGAGTCATAATCTGACGGCCAGGAATATTCACTGAGCTACAAAGAAGATTCACCTCTTCAGAAGTAGCGCCAGCGATTGCAGGAAAGAATACTCTATAGACGTTCCCACGGGCGATGCCATACTTTCTCGATACTAGCGATTTCAGTTTATCGATCGAATCAGCCATTTATTTTCCTTCTAGAATCTCTATAGACCTGCGTCTTTGTAGCTTTTTGGAAATCAGCTGTTGGTAGAAATGTAGCAATTTCCCATTCTGGCGATTCAACCATCGCAAACCTTGATCTTACCTGTGAATTCAGATAATGCTTTATGCAGGGTTTAAAATATTTCATCTTACCCGCTCTTTGTAGCATATTATAGGTCACTTTAAATTTCGTGGTCTCGTTATAGATTTTATTATTCGTTACATCTAGAAGAGAATCTAAGAACTTTGCTCTTAAAACTGGCGGAAGGTAGTGTAGGTTTAACCCCAGGAATCCACCTTCCGCCGGACCGATTACAATCACTAAAGGGAAAGTGTCATAATAAGGCAAAGTATCTTTATGTTTTGGATCATAATAAAACATGTACATGTTTCCTATGACTCCCCTATTCTTTAACTGAATAGGTTCTTCTTTCATTAATTGACTACGATTAATATTTTTTAACTGCGCAGATTTCAGTCTGAACCATTCGCGAGATTCGCGGGTTCGAAGGGTTAATCCCTTACGGAAAGCTTCGATTTCGAGTGTATAGAATAAATTTGACATGCTACTATTTATGTTGATTTCTTAGGCTTTTTGTAAGGCTTTAATTGTTTTGTAGATTTTGGCTTAATACCCATTTGCTCTAGTGTATCTTCTGTCCAGATTTGAAATCCCCATCCATTGTCCGCTGCAAACTTCTGTGCTGCAGCCCATTTGTTCATATTCTTTACGTAGGTCAGGCCTTCGTTAATGTACTGCTTTGTTTTTCTACCAGCAAATGTAGGCGGGGTGGTTTCTTTCTTCGGCTTAATCTCTACAAGAACTGTAGTGTTGTTCGAGAAAGTTATTTTTAGATCCATAAAATAGCGATGGTACTTCTTATCTACCTCGTAGAAATATGGTATAACAACCTCTTCACTTGACCAGCTTTTTACCTCATTACTTTCATCACACCATTTAAAGCAATACTTCTCCCAAAGCGATCTATACACCACATTGGTAAAATCGCCTTTATATTTACTTGCGTTTTTAACGCGGTATTTCCCAGAATAAGCCATAAAATTCCATATAAATAATGCTAGATTCCATTATTTATAAGGAAACCACATGAAGGGTTTTTTCACATACCCCTTAGAGAATCAAGATGATTATAAGGGGAAGATGATATTTCAAGTGGTAAATGAAGCCGCTGAAAGAAATATCCAGATTGATTATGGGGGATTTGCTGGTTCTGTCATATCAGCCGCTGCGGAAACGGTGGCTACTGTAGCTGAAGCAGGTTTAACTGCTATCGGTACAGGCATCGCACAAGCTACTGGTATTGGTTCTACACCCGGATCTTTTGCTTTTAATAGAACAGGCAATGAATATAAAGGGGCTAGTAAAGAGCTTACTGCTCTTACCGATAGGAAAGTGACCCTTTATCTCCCACAAGCGATTCAGATTCAAGATGCTGCGACATATGATAACAACGTAGAGCTTGGTGCTATCGGTGGTGGCATTATGAATTCTGCTGAAAATAATAGAAATAATTTCAATATTGGTAATGCAATCTCCAGTGCAACTACGAGTATTAACAATACTATAAAAGCTCTTTCGAGAGGTGACGTAACTGCTATTTCCCAAGAACAAGCCTCTATTGCTTCTCAGATGCTTCTGAAGAATGCTGGTGCAACTGGAGCATCCGCCGGTCTTGCTCTCGGAGCTATTACCGGGGTCACAGCTAACCCGAATCTTAGAACTCTGTTTAGATCTGTTCCTATTCGTAACTTCTCTTTTACCTTTACACTAATGCCATCTAGTCAAAGAGAAGCCGAACAGATTAGATCAATCGTTCAGTTCTTCAGAGAAGAGTTATACCCAGAAGCATTATCCGTTGGCGGGGTCGATTATGGATATAAATTCCCGAATCGAATGCTAATAAAAATGATCTATAAAGATAGGGAAATACCAGGTATTAAATTCTTACCTGTGTATCTTCAAAACTTTAATGCTGTCTATAACCCCAATGGGATGGGAATGCACAGAGACGGTAATTGGTCGGAAGTACAGATTACAATGACATTCACCGAGACTAAGCCACTTGCAAAACAAGATATCGAAAGAGGCTACTAATGTCTAAATTCTTCAATAATTTTCCACTACTCGCCTATAATTTTGGTGATGAAAATAAGCCTTCTATTTTCCAAAACATCTCTGCCTATATCTCAATCATAGATGAGATAAAAGATGAAGTCTCTGCTTATAATACGATTTTCATTGATGACGATGAAAGACCAGATACACTATCATATAAGTTATACAACGATGAAAGCTATTACTGGACTTTCTTCTACTTGAATGAGGATATCCGTGAAAGCGGCTGGCCGATGAATGAATTAGAGATTTACGATAAAGCAAAATTATATTATCCAAACTACACAGTTACCACAGGAGCACCAATATATGATATCTTTTTAGAAGGTGATACCGTTCTTGGTTTATCCTCTGGTACAACCGGCGTGGTGGTAAAAAGATATCTGGATCTAGGGCAAATTGTTATTGCAAAAGATACTACTACTAGAGAATTCAGACAGACTGAATTGATTCGTGCAAATAATAATATCGCAGACCAGGTTGCTTTAACTAGCTCTGTGGTGCAATATAATTCGGTACATCACTATGAAAACTCCTCGAAGATCTGGGTGGACATCGATCCATTTAGTCCTAGTCTTTCGGGTCTTACCCCTATAACCTACCTCGATCGAATCCTTGCTAAGAATACCGAGTTAAGAGAAATAAAAGTCTTTACAACAGAAACAGTTACTCAGATCCAATCTGAGTTTAATAAGCTTCTTCTGAGAGGAACCTAATGGTTAAGCCATATCAGTCTTCTACCGATTATATCATAAAGTCCGTGGAGATAACAGGGGACAATGGCGTAGTAATTAATTGTGCCAACCTTATCGCACAGTTAGAGATTTTTGAAAATCTAGACAGACCATTCCTCACTGGCAAGATGATGATGCGGGATGATATAAATTTCTTCGATGGGATTTACTTCAATGGAACCGAAAGATGTAAGATTCTTTTAGAGCAACCCATATCAAATGGGATTTCAGTTGAGTTAAATTTTATTCTTCGTAAGGTAGATGCTGTAAGAAAAACGAACGATCAAACAGAAGTAATGAGTATATCACTACTTGAGGAGAATGCGTTTAACTCTCAGTTAAGAAAGATTTCTAAATCTTTCAGTGGTTCACCTGATGAGATAATAGAAAAGCTTATGACCGAAATAGGTCAGTCAGTTGATATGCCAGCTATCAAGCCAGCTCAGTCCGGCTCTATTAAATACCTTGTCCCATATCTTACTGCATTCCAAGCAGCAGATACGGTAAAGAATAGAACAAGCACCGAGAACGGATTACCATATTTTCTATTTAAAACGATGAGTAATAAGAATATCCAATTTAAGTCATTAGAAGAGATGATGACTACCCCACCATGGAATCAGAACAAGCCTTATCGATATTCGAAAGCTTTCGCCTCCCAATCTTTGAATTTGACCCAAGAAGAAGCTTCCTATATTGTAGAGCAGTTCTCCTATGCGGCAAAAGATGATACTATGACTTTAATAGAAGCAGGCTCGGTATCAGCGGTTGTGGATATGATTGATGTTACGAGCGGAGTAAAAGAAAGATTCAGTTATAATGCTGAAGAGATGTTTCAGAAACTATATGACGCGAATGTATTAGAAGCGGGATATAATCCTGTCATTTCTTCTAGCTATAAGAATGGGGATTTAAATCTAGTCAATGCACCAGCTAAGAATATTAGTAGAATTGTTATGAATTCTACATATAGCGATTATAAGAATCTATCCCAAGAAGAAACTGCCGGGCAATTTAAATTAGATTTTATGAGAAGAGCTTTTAAAAATCTACTCTTTAAAAATTCTATCACAATAAGAGTTCCGGGGGTTCACTATCTACAAGGTGTGAATAGAAGTATTGGCACACAGATCGAATTCTATTATCCTAATAACAATGCTGCAGCTCTTGAAGGTTTAGGTTCTGACAGAGACCTAAAAGATCGTAAGCGCTCTGGTAAATACGTAATATATAGCGCAAGACATTTATTCGTTGCAAATAAACATACTGTTGATCTTACAGCAGTTAAGTTAGGGAATGAAAAGTAATGGATATTATTAGTAATGAATTCTATGGTGATACTACCAGATGGTTTATTGGAGTAGTAGAAGAAGTAGGAAATGACGAACCGAGATTAGGTAGAGTCCGTGTACGAATATATGGAATACACAGTGGAAGAGGTGACATACCTACCGAAGACCTTCCTTATGCACACACCGTTATTCCGACGACCGAGCCCGGTGTTTCTGGCTTAGGGAGAAACCCTTATCTTGCACCAGGTGCTACAGTTTTCGGTATTTTTCTAGATGGTAAACTTTCCCAGTTACCTTTAGTAATTGGTTCTATACCTACAATGCAAACT